TCAATTCGCTCGCAATAGGGCAACCTCGGCCTCGCGACGCGCCAGCAGCCCCGGCAGCACCTTGCCACCACCGTAGATCCAGCGACGCAGTTCGGCCGCAGCTGCAATCCAGTCTCGCTGGTTGATCCGCCGCCGCAAGGTCGAGGTCTGCAGCCGGCCCGCCCCGAGGTTGAAGGTGAAATCCACGATGGCGGCGAGCCGCCCCTCTGGCTCGGTGGCTAGCACCGGGCAGAAGCGCAGCGCTGCGTTAAGCGCCACCACGAAATCCGCCGCCAAATAGGCTTCGGCCTGCACCTGCGTGATGGGCGGGTGCGCGGGATCGCAGAGATGTCCGTAGCCGATCGTCCAGTAGCCAGCAGGACAGATATACGGGTGAGCCCGAGTGGGATCGAGCTTCGCCATCCGGTGGAAGCCCTCGAAGCGCTTGGCTAGGTCGACTGCGGACTGTGGAACTACAAGTGCGCCCATGGCTCCCTCCGCTTGATGAGCCCAACAGCGGGACGTCCAGTGCGCGCCATCATTGCCCCCGGTTCATCTTGTCCAGCGTGCGACCCAAGAACCAGAAGTTCAGTACGCCCGCCCACAGCGCCTGATCAGCCTCGGACCACGCGTGTACCGTCGCCGTGATCCAACCCGCCCCGGCAGTGATCGCTCCCGTGAATACGGCCGCCTTCGCAGCGCAGTACAGCGCCATGAAGGAGTAGGTGATCACCGGTCGCACGGTGATCGACAGCGCATCGGCCCACGGCACGCCAGAGGTCTGGCCCTGCGCCGTGATGGAATCGCGCAGCGCTTCAATAGCGCCGGTGTTCCAGGCCGCATCGGCACTCGCACCGATCTCGGCCATGCGCTGTGCGCCGCGTACCTTCTCGAACTCCAACGCCTTGTCCTGCATGGCGAGCTCGTGGCCGCGCTCGCCCTTGCTGTCGAGCCACTTCAGGATTTCGGGGGCCAGACGGAAGGTGCCACCCAGCAGACCGCCCAGGAGGGTCTCGATCATCGCGCCCCCTTGAACAGTTCGAACTTGATGACCGCCCCGGCCACCAGCGCCAGCACCAGACCGGTGGTGATCATCCGGACCGTGGTTTGCCAGGCGGTGCGCTTGGCCTCGTTGAATGCATCCAGCAGGCCGCGCAACTCGCGGATGTCGTTCGCTGCGTTCTCGCCATCGAGGCCCACTTCGGCCAGCGCCGCGCGAGCGCCGCTCTCGGCGACGCGCTCCAGCAATTCCTCGAATTCGGCCCGCGGCATGGTCACCATGCCGTCGGCCACCATCGGTGCGTTCATTGACGTGCTCCAAAAAAACAAAACCCGCCTCAAGGGCGGGTTCCAGTTGCAAAGGGAAAGGGGAATTCAGATTTCGATGTCGACGCTCGGCAGCGACGGCGCGGGGCCAATCACTTCGGTGCCGCGCACGAACAGGCGTTGATCGGGCTCACCGGCGCCCGTGGCACGCACGAGTCCGCCACCGAGCAGTTGAACGGTGACCGTGCCGTCGACGTGGCGGGTCACCACCGTGCCGACCAGCACGGGGGAATCCGGCAGCAGTTCCTCGAACTGCCGCCACAGGTTGGGCATCGCGCGCTCCTAGCGGTAATGGCGCTCGACCTCGATGGTCTGGCGCACGGTGAGGGATTCGTTCCATTCGGCAGCGATGCTGGTGGCACGCACGAGGCCGCGCCAGGTCGAGCCGCCCTCGCCCATGGCGAGCAGCAGACCGGGATCGAGCAGGCCGAGCGTGTTGAGCATCGGCAGTTCCAGGGTCACCCTGGCCTGCCGGCCCACGTCGGCCAGGATCACCCCGCCCCGTTCGCGCGCGGCATCCGCATGCGTGATCAGCCCATCGACCACGGTGGGCGCCAACAGATCGCCCGCCGTGCCGGCGCGGACCACGTGGCCAGTGACGCCCTGGCGTTCGCCGCAGATGTACACCGCGTTGAAGGTCGGCGTTTCCTCCCAGCGCAGGTTCAAGGTCTTGACCACATCGATGGGCAGGATCCGGTCGGCGGGCGCGGTCGCCCAGTTCCACGGCAGCACCGGATAGCGGGACTTCGCCACCAGCGTGCGCAGGCGTGGATGCGCGTTGACGTAGCCGCCGACGGCCTCGGTGATGCGCCCGATCACCTCCATCGGGCTCAGCGACTGGTAGCCCCAACTGCCCTCGGGCACCAGCCAGTCCGGCAAGCGCCAGTCGAGCGCGAAGCCGGTCACCAGCCCCGCGCGCGTCAGCTCCTGCTCGGCCAACTGGCGCGCTGTGAAGGGTGCTGCTGGGATGAACGACCGTTTGGGTGCATAGGGCGCGGCCAGGTAGGCGGCGGTTGATCGTCCCCGGATGTTGAGGCTCGCCTGCCCAAACTCGCGCCGCACATCGAACCCCTCGACCAGCATCACCCAGGTCACGCCATTGATGGTGATCTCGATCTCCACCGGCCCGGATGCAGTCGGCTCGACCATTTCCAGCGCCCGGTACGGCAGGCTCGCCGAGAGCCCCCAGGCCCACGAACCCTCATCCACGGAGAGCCGGAGGCTCTTGGCGGGAATGGGCTCGCGGCCGGGCAGGCGCACGACGTCGACGGAGTTGCTCACAAAGTAGACCTTGAGGATAGGGACGCTGAAGACCCCGGTACCCAGCTGCCCACACGGGTGCGTACCGAAGTCCAGCCACAGCGCGGGGCGCCACGCGCGCCCCGTGCGGGTCGCGGGACAAATGAAGTCGAAATCGGGGTGGTACCTGGGTTCAGGTTGGGTGGGTGGCGGCTCGACTGGCAGGTGCGATTCGCCTGGGCGTGGCTGCCGCCCGATCTCCCAAGGCGCCAACCAACGGCCTGTGTGCCCGCGTCCCGGCGAGAAACCGAACCCCTGGCGCGATGCCAGCGGCACGGCGGGCTGCCACGCCTGCGCCTGCCCATGTGGGCCCGGCACCAGCCAGACGAACGGGCTCATCGCGCCACCGGACAGCGCGCCTCCCTCGCCCCACGGCACGGCGAATTGGCCGCACTGGGACTCCAGCGGATCGAAGCGGTCCCCTGACGAGGACATCACAGGGGCGGCGTCCTGCCACCGCAGGCTACCGGCACTGCGGGTGCGCTGGTTGTCACCACCGGCCAACCCGACGGCGGTGGCCACCGGTTCGCCCGGTTGCCAAGCCATCGCCGAGGCGATGCGGTCGCGTGTACTGTCGTCCCAGCCGTCCTGCAGTCCAGCCCCATGACGCTGCGCGCGCTGCCATGGCACCAGACCGCCGCCTTCCAGCTTGCGGCTCACCAGGTTGTCGTAGGTCGCCAGGATGTGTGCCTTGGGCGCGCCCAGCCGGATCCGGATCGTGGCGCTGGCCGCCTCGGGGACCGCTTGCCGCGTATCCCCGAAGTCGAGGTCAGTATTTCCGCCGTTCGGGGGTTTCCACGCCCCCCGGAATTCGAGATCCACCGTCACTGCGCTACTCGATCAGTTCTGCCAGTTCCACATTGACCGCGCCGCCCGCGAAGAGCTGCAGCTTCGACAGCTCGACCGCCGCCCCACTGTCCGGCAGCCCCACGTCCAGGTTCGCCACCCACCGCCCATCGCTGTCGGACAGACGTGCCCAGGCGGCGATGCCGGAGCGCTGGCACAGCGCCTGCCCGATGGGCGCGAAGACCAGCCGGCCGCCCTCCAGGCTCCCCGTGCACGGATGCGGCAGGCGGACCTCAGCCAGCAGGACCTGCTCGGTCAACGTCTGCCCGATATCGGGACGTGGCGCGGAATACAGGCGCAGCAGGCCGCCCGCAGCGCCGGCATCGAGCGCTTGGCCGATCACGGCGAGACGGCTGTTCCGCACCGGTACGGACAGGGTGATTACGGACAGGGCGATCATGGATAGAGGGTCGGTTCGGGCCGAACCCAGTCGGCAATGACGGCGTTGAACTGGCGCACGTGGTCGTGGGCCAGCAGGAAGAAGTCGCGGCTGGGGTCGAGGTAGTCAAAGCGGTAGAAGCCGTCCGGGCGCGACCAGGCTTCGGCGACCAGCAGGCCGGTCAGCGCCTCGAACAGACGCACCTTGCGCGCAGCTGGAACACCTTCGATCCGGACCCGCCCTTCGATGCGCCCATTGCCCCAGAAGTCGAAGCGGCGCGAGGCGGGCAGTTCGCCGTGCCGCGTCGGCGAGATGCCCTCATGCGGCGCGGGCGCGCTGAGCACTACGCCGTCCGGCACCTGGGGGCTCGGTGGTCCCGCGTCGCCGGTCTCGATGCGGGGCGTCTCGTTGTGCAGAACGTGGCGGGTAGGCACCCCGGCGATGGCACCGGGCGATACCCGGCTGGGCGGGCCGACGACCCGTGGGATTTCACCGGCCATGGATCAATCCCACGGGCCGGTCAGATCGAATGCGAGGCGCGCATTGCCACCGCTGGCGGTGCCCGCCACGACCAGCAGCTCGCGCTGCGTGCCGTCGATCACGAAGCCAGGGAACCTCCAAGGCTCCGGCGCGGGGATCGTATGCAGCGGACAGAGCAAGCCCGGCAGGCGCCCGCGCAGCGACGGGCCGGTCTGCTCCTGAATGATCAACGGCATCACGTAGATGCCGTTGTCCGCTGGGTTCGGGTAGGGCACGCTGGTGGCCCCCAGGCCGGTACCGCCATTGCCGCCCGGGGCGCCGACCCACTGGGCATTGATCCGGCCGCCCAGCTGCGAATACCCGCGCGTGAGCCAGATGCCCGTGTTGCCCACACCCGTTCCGACCGCGTAGACGCTGTCCGTGTTCAGGTTGCTGACAGGCTCGACCCAGTTGCCATTCAGGTCGAAGTAGCCGGCGAGCATCGCGCCATAGGCGTCGCCCGCCTTGAATGAGGGAAAATCGCCGAACGCATACGGCGCATAGCGGTTCGGATAACTCTCGCTCCAGTTCACCGCCAGCCAGAATCGCTTGCTGTCGCCTACCAGCACCCAGGGGCGCGTCGTCGCGTTGTCGTTCTGCGCCTTGCGCCACCAGGTCTCAGCTTTGCCGGTGCCGTTGTCGATGTCGTTGAGCACCTCCCACATCTGCGCCAGCGCCGTGCGCGGGCCGCGTCCGTAGTTGCCGTCACCGGCAAGCGGCGTCTCGTCGATCCGCAGGAACAGGCGATTGCTGGTGACGTCACGGGAGCGGTAGACCGCTTTGTCTTCGCCCGAGAACGGCATGTCCCACCCCAGCGGCGCGATCTTCGCCGTGATGATCCCGGTCGCGGGCGTCGCCGCATCGGCCGCGACGTCGAATTGGAAGGCGTTCGTGCTGACCTTACGGATGCGGTGCTCACCGTTGTAGGCGGCTTCGTTCGCGCCTGCGATCAGCACGATGTCATCCTCACGGCAGCCGTGGCCGGCATCCGCCGTGGCGGTGGCCACGGTGCCATCGCGGGTGATCGCGGTCAGCGTGCGCAGGTTGAAGCCATTGCACAGACAGGCGTTGAGCACAGCGATCAGGGTGCCCCGCTGGCCGCTCAGCTGCGGTGCACCGGTCTGGTTGGACTGAAAAAGCTTGATGGTCATAGCAATACGCAAGGTCAGCGATCGATGTCGCCGCGAATCTGAATCTGGAAGGAGTCGTTGGTCTGCGTGGCGGGTCCCTGCAGCGTCGTGCGGGCGACCCAGACGGGAAAGTTCGCCGCGGCCGTGGACAGGCGCAGCACGTTGCCGGCGGCCCAGCCTGAGCCCCAGCCGCCCGCGCGCAGCGTGAAATAGGCCGCGTGCGTCTCGGGATTGATCGGCGCGAGATCGGTGGCGGTGTTGCCGATGGCGATCTGCCCGACCGACTCGCCCACCACCCGGAACTCGTTGGTGTTGGTAAAGATCAGCGCCCAGCGCTCCTCGATGGCCCCGCGATTGGTGACCTCGACCGGGTACACCGTCTCGTTGTATTGGGCGATGGTGTTGGCGCCGATGCGGACGTCCTTCCACTCCCCCGTCCATGTCTGTTGTGCGAACAGCGTGTGGGCGCGTGCCTGCAGGTCACCGATGATCAGCGCCGACGACACCCGCGATTCGCGCGCGGGATAGTCGTGGGTCAACGGGCGGGTCAGGGTCAGCACGCCGTTGATCTGCGTGTCCGAGACCAGACCCATGTCCTCGATGCGGTGCTCGGCCACCAGGGGCAGCGCGAGCCCGGCGGGCAATGCTCGCAGCGTCACGGTGCCGGCGTCGAGGTCGGTGGCGTACAGATCCGTCGAGACCGGCTTGCCATTGGCATCCAGCACCCGCAGGGCTGAGAGGCGCACGCGACCGACATCGAGCCTGTGCCTCTGACGCGCGTTGTCGGGGAACGGCGTGGTCGCGGTGTGGTGCACTACGGCCACGTCCCCCGGCCGGAAGATCGGCACTCGCCCATCCAACGGCAGGCGCACCGGATCGAGCCCGAGCACGTCGGCCGACAGCGGCAGGTACGTGAAGGCGACAGCGTTGAAGCGCAGCGTGTCCGCCCGCACCGGCAGCGGCTGGAAAATCTGGCCATTGCGCACGGCATCGGCGCTGTACCAGATTTCCCCCTCCCGTCCGGCCGCCGGTACGAAGCGCCCGAAGCGCACGCGCACGACACCGGTCTGGTAGTCCACCGTACCCAGCATGCCCGCCGCCGCGATGGTGCCGTCCCCGTTGGCGGTGGCTGTGATCTGGCCGCCGGTGAGCGGTACTGCGCGGATCTGCAGACTGCCTGGCCGCACGGGCGCTGCCGGCACGCGAAACGTGACCTCATCGACCGGCTGACCACCGAGCTCCGTCAGCAGCGACTGCATCGACACCACGCTGCCAGCGCCCGGTTGCCATACGGTCAGCAGCGCCCGACCCGAGGCGTAGTCGACGGTGCCCGCCTGGGTGCCCGCGCCGGTATTGGCGTTGATGTCGGTGACCAGGGTCCCCAGGCGATCTACGTAGACCTTGCCGCCAAGACCAAAGCGCACACTGCCGGGCACGATGGCCTCGGCGTAGCGGTCGGTCAGGTCGACCTCCAGTTGGGCGAGCGTCACGGTCTCGGTGGCCGCGTTCGCCGCATCGGTGCTGCGGTAGCGCACCTTGACGTACCCCGAGTCATCGATCGGCATCGCCGCGCCAGCGGGCTTGTATTCCCAATGGCTGAACGTATTGCGGTAGACCGGGCGGCGTTCGCTGCCCTCCACCGTCCAACCCAGCTGCTGCACGCTGTAGCGCGCGAACGGGACGTTCACCGTGGTATCGGGCCGGAAAATCACCGTGCCAGTGGCGTAGTCGATGCGGCCGACCACCGCGCTGTCGAATGCCCCGCCGCCGGTGTCGCGTGCGATCTTGATCGGGTCGACGCGCTGCACCACCTGCATCTCGGCCGGTGTGCCCGAGATCGCCGCGTAGTTCTCGATCAGCAGGTTGAACTCGAGCTCGATCGTGTTCGGGCGGATATCGGTCTGCGACAGCCGGACCGTGACCGTGCCATCGGCGTTGCGCAGCGGGTGCGCAAAGTTCGTCTCCTGCGGCGGCCCCCACTGGTAGTCGATGGCGAACTCGGCACCGCCAGCGGGCAGCACGGCAGGCCGGACAACCAGCTCGCCGCGCGCGTAGCGCACGGTACCGGAGCCATCGCCGACGATGATGCCGTGCCCGTCGTCGGTGGCTACCCGTTGGTGCGCGCCGTCCGTCCACGTGATGCGCAGCGTGCCCGGCGCGATGCCCGGATGCTCGACGGTGTGGCGCACGGTCGGGGGCTCCACCGGCGCGCCGACCCGGTTGAAGTAACTGGCTGCGGTGCCCCAGGAGAACAGGATCGCCGTATTGGCGTCCGGCAGCGCACCGGTCGTCAGGATCACCGAGCCGGTCACGTAGTCGAGCCGTCCCCGCCCCGAAGGACGAATCGGTGCCCCGGATCGCCCCGTCGCCCTGGTCGCGCAGGTCATACCACTTGCCCTGCGCCATATACGACACGATCAGCGCGCCCGGCTTGGGCGGCGGCGACAGGGTGATGGTGTAGGCGTAGCCGCGGTTCTCCTGGGCGACGGCAATCGCGGCGGTGTCGGCCACGCGCACGGGGGCGCCCGCCGGGCGGAAGCTCACCTGAAAGTCCCCGCCGTAGCCGGGCGTACCGTCTTTGAAGGCCACCAGCCCTCGGGCATAGTCAACCGTGCCGATGGTGCTCGCGCCGGACTTGAGCTGGCCCGCCGAATCGGTGAACGTGTAGCCACCACCAGCGATACGCAGGCTACCCGGCACCAGCGGGTTGCCCAGGTACAGGTTCCGACCGCTGGCGACCTGGCCGTTGGCGGTATAGGTGAGCACACCGCTGCCGCTCTCCAGCAACGGTACCGCCTGGCCGGCGGCGTTCAGGTCCACCAGCGGGGTCTCCGATTGCGCAGACGGCACCAGTTGCCCGAAAAGCGCTGGTACCTGCACGCGCAAATCTCCCACCCGCGCCTCGGCCACGGTCGGTGCGATGCCGTAGTAGACGGCGGCGTTGGCGACAATCGTGTCGCGCAGCGTTGCCTTGGCCGAGACGTCGTCGCGGTTGGACGGCGACGGTCCCTCGAAGTCAGCGCGCAGCGGATCGGAGATCTCGCAGGTTGCCACGATGGCGGAGAACTTGATGGTGCCACCGCCCTCGCTGACGGTGAACTCGCGCTCGGTCGTGGTGATGCGCGTGACGCGGACGTATTGCTCGAGCTCGGTCGGCTTGGCCTCGTCCTGCACCAGCACCAACGCTTGGCCCACGCGCGGCAGCGGGTCGGCCGGCTTGAGCAGCAGCGTGATGGCGCGCTGGCCGGTCAATTGCCGCTCCAGCAGTTGGCCGGGCCACTTGACGCCACGAGCGAGGTAGCGCTCGACCCGGTCGCGCGCCGCTTCGCGCCGGTCGGTCCATGAGCGGGTGGTGAAGAGCGTGACCGACACGCGCGGGTCGGACGGCGCCTCGGCCACGATGGCGTGCGCGCCGTAGTAGGAGTCGGTCGAATCGGTCAGCACCCCGACAAACGCCTTGCGCAGCGCCACACGCCCGTAGGTGCGGTCGAGCTCGGAGATGTCGGGGAACAGGTTGTTCGATTGGCCGTCGACCACGACGTGGCCAGTCATGCGGCCACCGCCATCGGGCGTGTCGAGCAGGCGCTCGGCGGCGAGCAGCTTCACATCGCCGGAAAGAATCGGCATTCAAATCTCCATCAGACGGAGGGTCAATCGGTAGAAATCGGTGTCACGCCGGGCCGGGAAGCCCATTAGCGGCTCGGCCTCGATGGCGATCTCGTGGTGCCGGAAGACCACAGTGAAGGTCCTGCCATCGGTCAGCGTCAGTTCGAACTGACGGCCTGGATCGGCGGCCCACGCATACAGCCGACTGACGGTCGCGCGGGTCACCCAGGCCATGTCGGCTGCGCCCACCAGCGTGATGGGCCGGCCCTTCTGGCGTGCGGCCGACTCGACCAGCAGTGCGCCGGTCAGCAGGTACGACACCGCCGCCACGGCGGGCGTCCAGGCGTGTTCGTCCGCCCATAGCAGGTCGTCGGGCAGCGCCAGCACGGCACTGTCCGCAAGGTTCTTGAGTTGCATGGGTTACAGCGCCCGAGACTGGGCTTCTTTGAGGAGTTCGAGCAGCCGCGCTTCGTCACGCGCGTCGATGGCGGCGGCGACCGTGCGGCCGCCGGAGGCCAGTTCCACGCGGATGGTCCTGGCGGGCGCGACGTCTGCCGCGTAGGCGGGCACCGGCACGCGCATGGAGGTGGCCAGCACCTGCGACAGGGCTGCGGCGGGATCCGCCCCCTTCCACCCGCCCGCCACCGCCTGCGATGCCCTGGCCGCCATGCTTGCCAGAGGCTGGACGAGTCCGCCCGTGGCGTAGCCCCGCACCTGGTTCGCCAGCGCCCGTGCCGGCAGCGCGAGGTTGTTGATGGCGTCGAAGAACCCCACGCCGTGACGCTCGACCGCTTGCCGGTTCACCACGTACTCGCCAGGCGTCAGCATCGCAGGCACCGTGTCCGAAGCCGCCACACCGCCATCGCGGTAGAACTCCCCCTGGTGCTGCTCCATGTAGTCGAGCAGGTCGCGCTCCAGATCCTGGCCCCACAGCATCGGCTGGGCCATGGCCTGGCGCCACATGGTCTTGACGCGCTCGACGGTCTGCCGCTCCGCGGCAGTCAGCTGTTTGCGCTCGGCCAGCGCATCGAGCGCCTGCCGGTCGCGCTCGGCCTGCCGGCCATAGGTCGTCATGGTGCGCGAGCGCATGTCCGAGCTGACCCAGGCGCCGCCGTTGTGCTGTGCCCACGAGGTGTAGTCGCTCATGCCCTGCAGACCGAGGTCGATCATCCTGCGGGCCTCGACCACGTCGCGGTTGCGCTTCGCCCCGCCCGGCTGGCTGCCGCCACGGCCTGCGAACAGCACCGCCCCGCCCGTGGCAAAGCGGGCCACGCCGTTGGCGAGTTGGGCGAGCGTGCCCGCGCCGTACTTGCGCACGGCCGCCTTGCGGATCACGTATGCACCGGCGTCCAGCGTGCGCGGCACCGTGTCCTGGTCGCCCGTGCCCGGCACCGCCCCACCCTGCATGCGCGGGAACGCGGGCGCGACCGGTCCGCCATCGGCGAACTGACGCAGGCCGCCACCGACCACGCCGCCCGAGGCATTCGCCTCCACCCGGCGCACGGCGATGGTGTGGGTGCTGGAGGTGTTCATGCCGTTCAGGCTCTGCACCTCGGCACGCACCGCATCGACGTTGCTGGCCACGCGGTGGCGCGACTCGGTCTGCACGCGATCCAGCGCCCGCAGCATGCCTTCGACGTTGGCGATGGCCGCCCGCGCCTTCTCGGTGGCAACGCGGAGCTCGAGCTGCGAGTTCTCGCGGGCATAGGCGTTGAGCCGGTCCAGCGACGCAAGCGCCTTGGACACGTCGGCGTCGACCGGCAGCGTCTTGCCTTCCTTCAGGCGCTGCTCGTAGTCCTGCAGCGTCTTCTCGGCCTGCTGCAGATCGGCCTGGATGACCACCAGCCGCGCCCGCTCGGCCAGGGCCTTGTCCAGATCGGCGATGGCCTTGTCAAATCGCGCGGTGTCCGCATCGATGGTGACCTTGAGGCCCTGCTGCAGCTTGGCCGTCAGTTGGGCGACCTGGTTGTCGGTCTGGGCCAGCGTCTGCTGGACATCCTGGCGGGCCGACACCGCCGACTGCGCGGCGCGCTGGTGCGCCTGGGCTTCCGCATCCAGCGTCTGGTTGAGGATCGCCTCCGAATCGCGGATCCGGCTGATGGCTTCATTGACGGCGGTCTTGCCCTGCACGGCCTGCGCGTCGGCCGCCGCCGCCCGCTGGGCCGATTGGGCGCGCAGCTCGTCCGCTTGCCGCTGCAGGGCCTCGGCCTGGGCGTATTCCTGCCGACCCCGCGCCTCGCGCGCCTGGGCTTCCAACTGAACCGCCTGCGTGACCGCCTGTTCGGACTGGCGGCGCGCATCCTCCGCGCGCTTGGCCTCACTGGATTGCGTGCTCGCCACCTGGGCGGCCAAGTCCATCGCCTTGCCGGCGCGCTGCCGGGCCTGATCGAATTCGCCATCGGCCAGCGCCGCGCGGGCACTGGCCTGGTATTCGATGATCTGGCGCTTGCGATCCTCCTGCGCCTCGAAGTCCGTCATTCCCTGACGGCGGATGTCGCGGATCCGTTCCTCCGTCGACATCGACAGTTCGCGCTTCTCGTCCTCGATGCGCCGGACCTCGGCCAGATGCCGGTTGGCCTCGGCGTTGAGCGCATCGATGTGCTGCCGGTATTCTGCGGCGGCCTGGGTCAGCGTCTGCCGACGGGTGACCAGGATCTCGTTCTCGACCCGTTGCACGTTGGCCGCCCGCTCGGTTTCGCTCTTGCCATCGCGTGCGGCCGCATCGAGGCGGGCACGGGACTCGTCATCGATGAGCTTGAGCGTGTCGGTCGCGGCCTGCCGGCGCAGCGCGGTCTGCTGCGCAAGCGCCTCGACCAGCAGTTGGGTGGAGCGGGCAATCTGCACCGCCTGCGTCTGACCTGAGCGCTCCAGCGCGGCCTGCTCCTGCTGGTAGCGCGCCTTGACCGCCTCGACCTGCCGCTGCAGGTTGGCCTCGACCATCGCGCTGAAGCCTCGATACGCCTCGGCCATCTTGGCGGTGGAGTCGCCCACGGTCTGGCTGGCCTTGGAGACCGCCGAGTCGACCTCGCCGAGCCGCGACTTGAGCTTCTCCAAGGCGGTGTGGACCGCCTCCGCCCCCGCCCCACCGCTTCCTGCGTACCCTGACGCACGGCCTCCAGGCGCTTGGTGATCTCCTCGGCGGCACCGGCTGCCGTGTTCATGGCGCCCTTGGCGGCATCGGCACCCCGGCCGGCATCCGCGTACATCTGCGCAAAAACTCGGTTCATCTCGCCCAGCCGTGCTTGATGACGCTTGGTTGCTTCGGCGATGGTGTCGGACGTGAAAATAGCCGCGAATGCTTCCCAGCGAAAGCGCAGTTGCTCGACCGATTTGATCAGCACTTCGACCATGAAGATGCCGGCGCGGCGCACGGTCTCGAATTTCTCCGACAACCACGTGCCGATCTCCCAGCCAACGAGGAAGGCGCCCAGCGTAGCGAAGCCGGTCCTGAGCAGCCCAACATTCGCGATGGCGGCCGACACCGACAGGTTGGCCGTGGCCCAGGCGGCGGAGGTGGCACTGGCGGCCGTGACGGCGGCGGCGCCTGCCGTCTGCCACGCGGTGATCAGCGCCGGGAGCAGCCGGTAGACCAGCACCGCCAGCCCCACTTCGGCGATGCGCTTGAGCCACTGCATCACCGCGTCGAGGTTCTGCGCGAGCCAGGTCAGCGCCCCGGCCAGCTTGCTGGTGAAGCCGGTGGCCTGGTCGACCTGGTTGACGTACTGCCCGAAGGCGTTGCGCAGCCGCTCGAACGCTTGGCTGACCGTTGCCGGCAGTTGCGCGTACTCAGTGGCGAGCTTGTCCTTCTGCGACAGCAGGGCGTTGACCACCACGTCGGCGGTCAGCCGCCCCTCCTCCGCCATCTTGCGCAGCCGGCCGATGGGGACGTTCAAGCCATCGGCCAGGGCCTGCGCGAGCCGGGGGCTGTTCTCGACCACGGAGTTGAACTCCTCGCCGCGCAGCACGCCCGCCGACAACGCCTGTCCGAACTGCAGCAGCGCCGATTGCGTCTCGTTGGCCGACGCGCCGGAGATGCGCAGCGCCTGCGAGATGCTCTCGGTAATGGTGAGCGCCTGCTGTTGTTCGCCGCCGAGCATGCGCACCGCCTGCTGCAGCTTGCCGTACAGCGTGGCCGTCTCCTGAATCGGCACGCCGATGCGCTGGGCGATGTCGAAGAGCGCGGTCTGCGCCGCAGTGAACTCGCGCTGTCCGGCGGTCGCCAGCTTCAGGCGCGCGGTCATCATGTTCCAGGCGTCGGCGACCTGCACGATCTCCTGCACCTTGCCGACTGCCCAGTTGATCGACAGGAACGCGAACAGTTGCGTCCTGGCGGTGGTGATCTGTTCGCTGATGACGGAGACGCCGGCCTTCACTTGGGCGAGACCGGCAGCGGCCCTGTCGCCCGCAGTCTTGGCGGACGCGGCCAGTTCACCAAGGCTGCGCTCGGCGGAGGTGATGGCGCGTTTGAGCCCGTCGTCTGCGCCATCGAGCGCGACGAGGATGGAAATCCGCTGGGACATCGTGCTGGGTTTCGTTTATAGTGACGGCCACATCTGACCAGTCTGGTTAGAATTGCCCATAGAGGGAGGCCCCCATGCAAAGCTGGCAGTTGCAAGCCGCCAAGGCGCGGTTTTCCGACGTCGTGAAGCGCGCAGCGGACGATGGTCCGCAGGAAATCACGGTGCATGGCCGCCCGGTCGCTGTTGTGATCTCGCGCGCACTGTTCGATCGCCTGAGTGGCGGCGGGGAGTCGCTGGTCGACTTCATGCGCCAGTCTCCGTTGGCAGGCCTGGACGACGTCGTCTTCGAGCGCGAACGCAGCCTGCCGCGCGAGGTCGAGTTTTGAGTTACCTGATCGACACCAATGTGCTGTCCGAACTACGCCGCAAGCAGCCCGATGCGCGCGTGCTCGCCTGGATGCAAGACCGGCCGCGCCAGTCGCTCTACCTGAGCGTGCTGACCCTGGGCGAAATCCGCAAAGGCATTGAGCGGCTGGACGATGCAGCACGCCGCCAGCATCTGATCGACTGGCTCGAAACGGAACTGCCGAACTACTTCCTCGGCCGCCTGCTCGACATCGATGCGCATACCGCCGACCGCTGGGGCCGGCTGATGTCTAGCGCCAACCGGCCGCTGCCGGCCATCGATGGCCTGCTCGCCGCGACCGCCCTGCAGCACGACCTCATATTGGTCACCCGTAACACGAAGGATTTCGTCGGACTCGATGTCCCGCTCATCAACCCTTGGGAAACGTGAGCCTTCAGTGCGCACGCCGAATGGCCGCCTTGAAGGCGGCAGACAGGCGTGGAATACGCCACTCCCCAGTTGATTCATGTCGAGCCGCTTCCTGAGCACGACACGCGGCATCAGCACCGCCGTACCGCGCTTGATGCGTCTGACACCTTCGGCCTTGCGCTAACGGCGCTTGAAGCCGGCGAGAGGCCGGTCGTGCTCCCCGATGTTCTCGACCATCAGCACCACATTCCCCCCGCCGCTCTTGTCTGTGGTTGATATCCTCGGCAGGAAAAAAGCCGGCAAACGATCATGCGACCTGGTGTGAGATGCCTTGCTACGGCATTGTTTCGGGTTGATTGCGAAACCTTCGCGCCCTGCGCAAAGCCTATGCTCAGCCTAGCCTATGCTGTCCGCAGAAATGGGGAATTGCATCGCAGCTCCCTGCGCCGGTGCGCGGCAAACGTAGCGCACACCTACGACGATTCGAGACGATATGAAAGTCAGCAGCACGAGCGCAGGCGTGCCTGCCAACTCAACGGGCAACACGAACGCCCCATCATCGCCGACGAGCGCCGGTACGTCCGCATTGGGGCGCCGCCGCAAAGCACCGGCAGATGCACCGGGTAGCCCACCCGCTCGCCGGCAGCGCCAGGACGCCCCCGAAGACTCCGCGCAAACCATGTTCCGCCGGGCAGGCATCCCTTCGCGCCAACCATCCCCGGCCTCTCCCGACCGTGTACAGCTCCTCGATAATCGACCAACACTCGAACGAATGGGAGTGGATCATCCATTGCCGGGGCACACGTGGTACGAAGCCGCACACACCACCATCTCGCCGGATCGTGCTTCTGCCACGCTTGCGCCTCGGGTTGGCGGCTCTTCACGGAGTGCATATCCTGCAACCGCCGCTAGACCTCAGCCCGCACGCCTATCCGCTACCCAGCAAGCGACCGTCGAGCACATGCGGACGCAAGTCACGGCTTTTCTCAGCGGTGCGCTGGGAAGGTTGCAAGATCTGAACGCGCGGAACATGGATCCGGAGCTGGCTAAATTCCCCATCCTGGACGTAGACCGCGCGATCACGCCACTGCTGATCGTCACTGAAAACGCTCGCAATCCGGGGCTCAATCTCATGCCCCTGCACATGGATACAGCCGAGGACGAGGAAGTGCGCACCCAGCCCCCGATGGCGGGCTCACGGCACATCGCCGAATTCATGGCATCAGCACAACCTGGGCGGTACCGCGCGCTCATCGACGATGGCTCCCACACGCGGGCTGCGGATATTCGCAAGGATGCTTCCGGTACGAGCGTCATCGTGGTGGATCCGTTACGCAAGGAGAAGAATGAAAGCGCGTACGCAGACTACGCCGATAACGTGAATAGCGAATTCGGCGAGGCAGCGAAATGCGCATTCATCCCGGTCGACATTCAGAAGTCATTCTTTGACTGCCGGACGCTGTCCCTATCACTCGCCCTCAAGATGCAGGACAAAGATGATGCCTTTGCGACGCTCCACGATACCTTGCGCAACGGTGGCGATCCCTCACACAGCGTGTCTCGTGCCGAACGCACTGAGCAATTAGGCGCACTGCTCGTGCTTGATGGCGCGCCGCTGGTCGATGCTCGCATGATGAAACATAGTCAAGCTGGCAGCTCGGTCACCCGGTACCTTGATCAGCATCCTGAACAAGCGGGCGCACCTGTCAACAAACGCAACGAAACATTGAGCGCTCGCACTACGCGCCATCTCGTCAAGCGCGAAGTCCGCAACCGTGCGAACTCCGAAGGCCAAGTGACGGGCGGGGAAACCAAGCAGATCACATTTAGCAACTCCATCGAGCAAAAGCGGATTGCGATGCTTAGCCTAGCCATTTCCTATGTGGATTCCGCGCCACCGCCTGTTGTGATACGTATGGCAAAACTGCTGCAGGATTCCATATTGAATGGCGATTGAAATCAACTTTCGATCTGGATGGAGACGCAGAATCTGTTGCCAAACACTGCATGCGTGGATGTACCCAGATTTGCTGTTGTGGTATTAGAATTCCGGATTCGGGTCAATGCGATTCGTCTTCATCTGTTGCGACCAGTTGCAACAAACGCTTGACCCGGTCATTCCCACAACAATAATCCTCATGGGGAGTTCACATGGCAACTTACAAAGACCTGCTTGCTCAAAAGACCAAGCTCGAAGAGCAACTCGAAGCCGCTCGCCAGAAAGAGCTGGCAACCGTCACCGAGCAGGTGCGGCAAGTCGTGCTGGAATACGGTCTGACCGCCGAGGACATCGGTCTGGCACCGAAGCGCGGCAAGCGCGCCAGCGCCAAGACGCCTGTTGCTCCCAAATACCGCGACCCCAAGACCGGCGCTACGTGGTCCGGCCGTGGTCGTGCACCCGCATGGCTTGGCAAGAACCGTGACAAGTTCCTGATCGCCTGATTCACCGGCAGGCACCGCCTGCCGCCACGAGGCGCACACCGGTCAGCCCAGTTGCCGGATGCGCGCCTCGATGGCAGCGGACAGGCGCGGAATGCGCCGCGTCACCAGTTGATCAATGTCGAGCCGCTTCCTGAGCACGACACGCGGCACCAGCACCGCAATCGGTACATCCGCACCGCGCTTGATACGCTTGACGCCTTCGGCCTTGCGGTAGCGGCGCTTGAAACCCGACAGCGGCCGGTCGTGCTCCCCGATGTTCTCGGCCATCAGCACCACATTCCCCCGGTCGTTCTTCACGAAATACGCGTTCCCCCCGCGCATCAGTTCGGCGATCTGCGCCTTGAAGCGCTTCCTGCCGACACGCCCATACAGCGGAATCAGCAGCCGGCCCGCGATCACACCGCCCCGCTCGTGAATCGCTGACCACGGCACACGCGAGCCCACGTAGAGCGCCGGCAAACGCTTCGGGTCCTTGTCCAGTACCTTGGCCGTGAAGCCCTTGAGGAACGAGCGCTTCACCACCCGCATCTGCCCGGCGACGTGGTCACGCATCTCCTGCCGCAGCTCGGTTGCCGCACCGGCCATGGCCTGCGCGACAGCCTGCTTCACCTTCGGACGGAACTCGCCCGCCCAGCGCCGCAGTTGAGCCTGCGCCGCGGCGCTATCGATTCGAACGGAAATCCGCATGGCGGGTTGCCTTGTCGTTGAACTGGTCGAGCGTGCGCTCGAGATTGCGCGCATCGCCCCGCGTGCCGATCGCGATCAGCGACAGCAGCCGTGCGTCGCGCGCGGCCTCCGCGCGCACCGTGGCGCCCAGGAAGCCCCTCACCTGGGCCAGGGTGTAGCCGAGGATGTCGGGCAGGCGGTGGCCGTGGTCGATCAGCCGTTGGATGGCATCGAACCAGATGGCGCCGGCCCCGCCACCTGGCCGATCAGGCCGTCGAGCCTGGGCAGCACCGTCCGGGTAAAAAAATCCGCGTTCACCTCGACTACCTTGGCCGCCAGAAGAATCGCTTCGTCAGCGGCCAGGTCATCGACCCAGGTTCGTGGCTTGCCCACCGCGATCGCGACAGCCTGCAGCAGATCGTCGCCGTGCTCGATGAATAGCGTGAGCCAGTCGATCTTCGGCGCCTGGAGCTGCTGCAAGACGGGCGAGATCGCGCGCAGGAAATCCGGCAACCGCCCCACCTTCAGCGGCGGGATGACGAGCGACTCACCGCCCACGGTGAGTTCGGCCGGCTGCGGAATGAGCTTGTCCAGATCATCCATGGCTGGCCTCACATTTGCACGATACGGCCGAACTGACCGAGCACCGCATCGACGGGCTTGGTGGCATCGGCCAGCAGCGAGCCTTCCATCTCGAACTTGTTGTAGTCGTCCGAGATGAGGGAGAGCTCCTTGAGCGGGTCGAAGGCGACGCGGTACAACTCGACCAGCACCTTGGCATTGCCCTGGGCCGTGTTCAGGCCCTCCAGGCGCAGGTAGCGCTCGGGCAGCGGCTGCGTAAAGATGCCGATCTCGGTGGTCACGCCGTAGGCATAGGTCGCCTTGAACGGCTTCACGTACGGCACCGGCGGGGTGGCACCATCATCCAGACGCAGGAACTGGATCGACCCGAAGTCCAGATCGCCGGTGTAGTCGATACCGGGCGACAGCGTGGCGGGCTTGGCGCTGCTGTCCTTGATCGCCAACTTCGACACCTTGGCGTGGGCCAGGAAGTAGCGGTCGCCCACCAGTGGCTGCTCACCGCCGACCGGCTCGTCGTTGACCAGGCCGCCGTCGCCAGTGACGTGGTTGCCGTACAGGGCTAGCGCCAAGTTGTCCTTGGTGAACTCCTCGATGGTGAGATTGAGGGTGGCTGACTTCTGCTTGACCATCCGGTGGTCCAGCGTGCGCTGGCCGCTCTGACTCTCGTAGTGCTCCAAAACATCGGTTTTGAGGGACAGCTTCAGCTCGGCGACGTTGCCGGGCGAGCGCACCTCATAGGGCATGCCCGCGGCATCTCGCTTGCCGAGGAAGACGCGCCCCTGGAAGGAGGCGTAGGTACTCATGGGGAAATTCCTTGCGTGACGCAGAAATGGGTACGGGGGTAAACGCCGCCCGAACGGGGGCGCTTGGACGTGCGGGTGGCCGCCGGAAGCGGCGACCAGAACGGCTGTCAGAACGACATCAGGCTAGCGTCGCCAGGTCGGCGGCCAGGGTCCGGTAGGTGATCCGGTAGCGCGCGGGAATGGCTGCCGCAACGGCGTCGGCGTCCTCGACGTCCCACTCGCAATCGAGCTCGTGGATGCCGAGTGCCAGGCCGCCGACATTCACATCGGCCATCAGCGCAGCGTGGGCCGCAACGAGCAACCGGTCAGCTTCGGTTTCTGGCGTGGCGGGCGGCACCACGCGGGCCAGCGCCGTCATCCGCACAATCAGTTCGCGGGTGACACGGTCATTGGCCCGGCTGGCGATGGCATCGCTCTCCGGGTATACCGCCAGCGCCGGACACTGTTCGCGCGCGATGGCGACCGCAGGTGAGCGGTGCAGCGTGGCGCCGAGCGCCTGCACCGGCGGATGGACGGCCGCCATCACCGCGAGCAGGATCCGCTCGCGGACGGAGTTGACTGCCATCGGTGTTACAGGCGCGTGAGCTTGGCGCGGATCTCGGAGCCGTCGCCGATCGCGCGCAAATCACGTACGTGGAAGACGGCGCCCGCGATCTCGACGGTCTCGCGGGGCGCAAGCCCCGCAAAGACGCGGCCGGGGTAGGACATCACATACTCGGTGCTGACCGTCAGGCCGTCGAGCAGCGTCTCGTCGGGCGCGGCGAAGCCCACCTTATTGGTGCGCGGCGGGCTGCCGTCGGACGGCCGCCAGACGCACTCTTTCAGCAACCCGGCATTGGCAGCGGCTTCGTAGAGGGTCTCCACGATATCCATGGTCACCCCATCGTCAGCTTGACCAGCACGCCGGGGCGCAGGCACATCGGCAGCGGGTTGGCCTGGGTGTGCACATCGGTGCCGCGATCGAACTTGCGCGGCTCCTGCTTGGCGTACATCGGCTGACCCAGCGTGTTGACCGTCTCGTTAAAGTCGGCCGGTGCGAAATAATTCGCAAACGTATCGAGGGTGCCGACCGGGAAGACTTGCGCTTCGCCGGGCGCAATGAAGTTGCGCACGTTGCCGTCCGCATCGGACGCTTTACCGCGGTATTCCTCGAAGGTCACGCCGCCGAAGTCGAAGCCCCGACGCACGTCATTGATCAGCACCACACCTTCATTCCACCTCGAATAGGCTTCCTTGACGGTCGGGTGGCTTGTCAACGCCTTGAAGAAGTCGCTTGAGCACAGGCAGTGCGCGCCGGTCATGACTTCGCCGAGCAGGGAATCCTCGATCATGCCGAGCACATCCGTGCATTTGTTCCTGACTTCGGTCTTGGGCGACGCCAGCTCGAAGTTCATCCGCTTCGGTGCGATGCGGAACTCCTCGAACAGGTTGTAGAGGGTGGAACCGTCGGCATCGAGGATCTCGCCCTTGAGCGCGCCCATCCGCAAGTGTTCCAAGGTGATGGCGTGCTTGTTGCGCATCGTCTCCAGGCGTTCGGCCATCACGGCTGACACGGATTCCAGTTCGGTGTCCGAGCCGAACGCGCGCAGCCCTTGCACTGCCTCGGGCAGCACCACGTCATCGTGCGGGATGTGCGGAATGACGAACGAGCGCACGTTGCGCCGGCCGCGCGTGCCGACCGTACCGGGCGAGCCCGGCGGCAGCGTCGGCAGCAGGGTCAGCACACCCTCGCGTTGCTCCACGATGATCTGGCGAGTTCTCACCGGCTTGGGCGCAAACAGATTCATCTGCTCCAGCTTGCCGTACCGGTTTGGGATCAGGTTGATGGCCGCCGTCATCGAGGCCATCTCGAAGGCAGGATTAGTGAATGGATTTTGCATAGTCGATCAGGCCCCGATGCGTACCAGGACGCCCAACGCTTTGAGTTGAGAGATCGCGGCGTGCTGCTCGACGGCGGCGATGCCGGCGGGCCACTGCAGCGCGTGGCTGGCGACGATGGCGTGGCGCGCGACCATCAGGCCGTCGTCACGATCGGCGAGGTGGGCGTCGCACGTCTGCATCAGCACACCGGCGGCGTACTGGCTGCCATCGGTGGCGGAGGGGTCAAGCTGCTTGACCTTGCCCGTGGCGGTCACCATGCCGACCACGGCGCCCAGGGACAGGGTCTGGCCGGCGGCCGCGGTCACGCGTTCGCGCGAGTACAGGTTGGGCGCCTCGTATTTCAGAAGGTCGCCCAGGTTCAGTGGTTCTTGAAGAACTGCCATGGATCGTGATTACTGAATGCCCAGGCGCTTCTTGACGGCCTGGAGCAACGGGTTGTGGGGGGATGCGGGATGGCGGGCGCTGGCGGACATGGCCGGCACCTGCGGATCGATGCGGCTGGCGATCTCGGGCGACGCCTCGGCCCGTGCGGCGAGCAGTTGGCTGCGCACGCGCTCGGGCGTGGCGCGCGCTTCGAGGAACCCGGCGATCAGGTCGGTGCGACCGGCCAGCGTGCACAGCTGGGCGATCTCCACGGCATCGGTGTGGCTGGCAACGGGGGCTGCCTGCGGCAATGCAACCACTGGGGATTGGGCGGTGGCACCAGGTGCTTCCGCAGCCGGCGCGCTGACTGCAGCGGGATCAGGTTGAGTGGTCATGGAACAGTCCATCTGGGGGTTGAGAGAAACGCCGCGCGCCGTCATGGCCGGCGCGGCAGGAGACAGGGATGCGGTGAGTTGGGCGAGCGCGTCCTCGAACGTGCTGACGGCGTCGGCTAAGCCGGCGGTGACAGCGTCCTGCCCGAAGAACAGACCAGCGTCGGTAGCCGTCACCGCCTCGACCGACAGCCCGCGATAGCTGGCTACGGTCGCGACGAACAGCCCGTAGATGCGGCTCACCTCGGCCTGCAGCTGTGCCTGCGCTTCGTCGGTGATCGGCGCGTGCGGGTTGAGATCGTTCTTGCGGGCACCGGCGAACACCGCCGTATACCGGATGCCGTCCCGGGCGTCCTTGACGGACTGGTCGACGTGCATGGCGATGACGCCGATCGAGCCGACTCCGCCTGTGCGCGAGACGAACAGGCGCGACGCGGCGCTGGCGAGCGCGTAGGCGGCCGAGAACGCCATGTCGTTGGCCACCGCCCAGACCGGTTTGACGGCGGCGGCGGCGCGGATGCGGTCGGCCAGATCGAACACCCCGCCCGACTCGCCGCCCGGGCTATCGACGTCGAGCAGGATCGCGCCCACGCCGGGATCGGCCAGCGCAGCGTCCAGCTGGTCGCCGATGGCGGTGTAGCTCGCCAGCCCCGACTCGGCCTCCAGGCCCACGGTGCGCCGCACGAGCGTGCCGTGAATCGGGATCACGGCTATCTGGGCATGGCTGCGGGCCGGGCCGCGCGGCGGCGGCGTGTAGTCGCCCGGCGGCGCCAGGTCGGCCAAGCCCACGCGTGGCCCCAGCACTGACAGGATCACGTCGAGTTTCGGGCGATCAATCGCCAGCGGCACGCCGAACAGGCGTGTCGCCAGATGAGGCAACAGGGTCATGGAAATCCTTCAGGCGGCGACGGGTTCGCCGGCGGTCGCGTCCGTGCGGGACGCGGCGGGTGCGCCGTCCTTGGCGGTGTGGCGCGGGTCGGAATCGAATACCAGCCCGAGCGAATCGGCTCGGGCGTTGTCGGCGGCGATCTCGCGATCGATGTCCTCGGCGTCGTAGCCGAACGTCGAGATGGCTTCCGAGCGGCTCATCAAGCCGGCACGGATAGCTAACAACATCGCTTTGAATTCTTTCTCAGGATCCACCCATTGCCAGCCCTGCGGGACCCATTTCGCCTGCAGGTACTGACGGCGGCGGGCGGCGCCACCGCGCGCGAAGCCGGGGGCCACCAACGCGCCGGCAAGCACCGCCTGCTTCATCCAGGCGGCCCACACCGGGCGGCACATCTGGTGGACCAGCACGCTGTGCTGCACCATCTCGCAGCGCCGGCGGAACTCCAGCAAACCCGCCCGGATGGACGAGTAGTTGACGCCGGTCAGGTCCCCGGTCAGCTGCTCGTAGGTGATACCCAGGGCTGCGGCGACCGCGCGGAACTGCGTGCGCAGGAACTCGCCATAGGATCCGCCCACGTCGGCCGGATCCGAGAACTTGATGTCCTCGCCCGGCTCCAGAATCTGCAGCGTCCCAGGCTCCAGCCCGACCAGCGAAATACCCGCCTCGTCCGGCAGGCCCTCGCCCATCAGGTTGTCCTCCGGGCTCTGGCGGGTGACAAAGCCGGCGAACATGGCGGCGGTTTTCTTGCGCACCAACTCCGCGTCGTCGTACTGGTCAAGCTCGTTCAACTTGACCAGCGCGCGCGACAGCCACGGCTCGCCCCGGATCTGGCCGGGCCGCAGCACGCGGAACAGGTGAATGATCTCGCTCGCGTCGACCCGCACGGTATCGAGCCCGCCCTGCCCCGACATCGGCGCGAGCCGGCCGTCGTCCGGATGAGATCGGTACAGGTGGTAGGCCACCCGGCGCCCCAGGTTGTCGAACTCGATGCCCGAGCGAACCACGTTGCCAGATGGCAGGTCGACGTTCAAGGTCATCGGCAGGTGCTCGGCCTCCAGCAGTTGCAATTGCAGCGGCACGGCGAGACCGTCCTCTTCGCGGCGCGGGCGCAGGCGGATCAGGCACTCGCCGCCTTCGAGCATGGCTCGGCAGGCGAGCGCCTGCAGGCCGTAGAAGTCCGTCTGGCCGGCTGCATCCGCCTCGGCCGTCCAGTCGCGCCACAGCGCCTGCACCTCAGCCTTGAAGGCGTCATCGGTGGACAGGCTCTGCGGCTTGATGCCGGTGCCGACCGCATTGGCGACAAACGCCTCGATGCCGGCCTGCGCCCAGGCATTGCGCCGGACCAGATCGCGGCTCTTGATGCGCAGGTCCGCGCCGCTGGCGAGCAGCGCCGCCACCGCTCCTGGGTTGCTTGGCATCCAGGCGAGCGAGCGCCGGCCTCGGCCGGAAGCCTCGTGGACCGGTGCTTGGCCGAACACGCTGCGGATCCGGGCGAACCAGCCACCAGAGGTTCGGCCAGGGGTTCGAGATACAGCTCCGGCCATCAGAACCCTTTGCCGGTCGTCACGCGGATCTGGCGCGGGGCACCCGGCCACAGCCCGGTTTCGGCGGCCTGCACGAACAGGCCACGCCGCACCTCGCGGATCGCGAGCTTGAGCTCATCGACCGAGCGGTATTCGACCGTTTTGTCTTGGAAGGTGACGCGACGCTCGCCCTTTGCGAGCGCGGCCTCCAGCGCTTGAAGCTGCGCTTCGGTATATGCCATCAGCGGAATACGATCAGGTTGAGTTCGGAGGTATCGGTCAGCGTCCCGGCGGCGGTCGTGCAGATGACCTCCACGAACGCCGCGGTCTTGGCCTCGGCGCACGTGCGGGCGCCGGCGGCCTTCATGGCGGACTGGCGCCCGGCGTTGCGGGCGAAGGCCGTCCAGCAGTAGGCGTCGTCGGGCATAGGCTCGGTGAAGACCACGCGGTACTTGCCCGTGCCGACGCGGATCACGCTGTCGACGTTGAACGCCGACCGGATCACCGCCTGGTCGCCGACGGTGCCGAAGCACACCCAGGCGCGGGCCAGGGCCGGGTGCTCCGCCGTGATGCGCGCGCGCACCTCCTGGGCGATGGTGGCGGCGAGCTCGGCGATGTTTCCGGTCAGCGACATCGGCGGCGGGTCAGGCGCCCGACAGCGCCGCCTCGAAGACCGGCACGAAGTCCATCTCGGGGTCACCGATGGCGGCAACCGCCACCGCGCCGATGTTCTGGCGGGCCTGGGCCTGTTCATCGGCGGTCAGTGCCTGCGCGGCGTCGAAGCGCACGCGGCGATCCACGGCGGCCAGCAGCGCGGCGATGCCGGTTTGGTCCTTGAGGATCGCGTCCTGCAGTTCCTTCAGGGTGTCGAAGGCCGCGTCCGCACCGCCGAGCAGGTCGGCCTTCAGTGCGTCCAGCAGGCTGGTGATACGCGAGGCGGAGAACGTGGTCGTGGTGCCGGCCGCGTTGGCGTCATCGATCAGCGCGGCGCTGGCGAGCTTGTCGAACTGCGCGCGCAGCTCGTTGATTGCCGCGACTAGGCTGGTCTTGTCCGTGGTCGACAGTCGGGCGAGCGTGCCCACCTGCTCGTGGATGGTCTTGAACTCCGACGCGAGGCGCTGGATCAGGGATTCGATGCGAGTTTGCAAACTCATGGGGGATGAACTCCGGGTATCAGAAAAGCGAGCACCGAGGTGCTCAGGACAGCCAGCGGCTCTTGATCACGCGCCGGCTGGCGCGACGGACCCCGACACGGGGTCCAGAAACGGCGATGCCACCGCGAGCGGTGGCATCTGTGGGGGAAAGCGATTCGGTGGTGGGTGGTACGTCGGGCGGCGGGGCCAGCCCCAGTTGCCGCTCCAATTCGCGCCAGTGGCGCTCCTGGAAGCGATCCAGGCCCGCTGAACTAGCGGCAGCCCGCGCATACACGTAGCAGTCGAGCGCCTCGTTGCGCTCGCGCATCTTTTGCCACTCGCGGATCGGGAAGCCGTTGCGATCGCGGCGGGTGATCAGTTGCTCGGCGCACAGCTGCTGCAAGTACTCCGCATCGACCTTGGGCAGATGGACAAACCCCGACGGGAACGCGATGGTCTCGCCGTCCTCCGCCACGTCGGCAGCCTTGCGCAGGTTGTTGTAGAGCTCGAGCTTGGCGATGCCAACTGCCACCATGAAGACCTTGATGCCCCGACGCAGCTTCTTGCCATTGCGCAAGACGTCAACCGCCGTGGGCGAGCCGATCAGCGCCGCGCCGCGCGCCGCGCCCTTGACCGCCATCACCCGCGCGTCACGGCAAGCGCGCACGAAAGCGTAGGCTTCCTGCGTGGCGAAACCGGTGTCGATCGCAAGGCGCGCCAGAGGCATCGATGCGCCGCTGGAGTGCGTCCACTGCTCGTCGACCAGTTCGGCCAGCCGCTTCCACACGCCGTCGCGGGCGGTATCGCCCATCAATACGCGGTGCTCCACCAACCAGGACGCCTTACCACGCCCGAACGCCCAGACTGACACCTCGATCCGGTCCTTCTGCACGTCGGCGCCAGCGGAGAGCAGCAGGCCGCCCGCCGGCACGGTGCCGATCGGATAGTCCTCGCGGCGCTCCAGCAGGCGTTGCCAGTCGGGTGCCTCGCCCTCCTCGACCCAGGTCTCGCCAAGCTCGGTGTTGCGGAAGGTTTTGATCGCCGCCGCGGACCCCGACTCCTTGCTCACCGCGCTCTCCCAAGCTGCGGCGATGTCGCGCCAGCTGCGCCAACCCACAGGGCTGTAGAGCGAGGACAGGTGAAAGCCTGCCGTGCGGCCGACCGCCTCCGCCATCGCCCGCCATTCGCCCTGCTCCAGCATCGATGCCTTGTGGTGCTCATGGATCGGCTCTTCGCACGCTTCGCAGATGTAGGCCACCGTGTCCGGCTCGCCCCGGATCCAGCGCAGCTGCTCGAAGCGCAGCCACTGACGGTGATCGCAGTGCGGGCATGGCACGAAGAACCGGCGCTGGTCGGAGGCGTCATATTCGCGTTCGATGGTGCTGGCGCCGGAGATGGTCGGCGTCGACACGATGAAAATCTTGCGGCGCGCGAACGTCCTGGTCCGGGCTTCGGCGAGCGAGATCGCATCGCCTTCACCCTCGACGTCCAGCGGGTAGCCGTCCACCTCATCGAGAAACAGGTATCGCACCGGCATCGAGCGCAAACCCACCGCGCTGTTGGCGCCGGTCATGACCAGCACGCCGCCTCGAAACTCTTTGGCGAGGATGGTGTTGCCCGAGTCCCGCGAGCGGGCTGGCGCAATACGCTCGGCCAGCACAGGCGACTCCTCGATCAGCGGGTCGATTCGCTGCTTGGAGTTGCGCTTGGCCATCTCCACGGTGGGCCAGACGGCCATCATGGGACCGGGCGCGTGGTGGATCACGTAGCCGATCCAGTTCGAGCCCATCTCCGTCGCGCCCAGCTGAGCCGCCTTCATGAAGACCACCCGCTCGATGGCCGAAGTCGGCGACAGGCAATCCATGATCGCGCGCAGGTACGGCGTGCGACTGGTGCGCCAGCGCCCAGGCTCAGCCGACGCTTTGCTCGACAGCATGCGATGGCGGTCGGCCCATTCGGAGACGGTGAGCAGCGGATCGGGCGTCAGTCCTTCATGCCAGGCGCGCTCGATCTCAGTAGCGCCTTCGTAATCCGCTACCAGCATCAATCCACGCGCGGGCGCAGCTCGCCCAGCTCCTGCAGGTGGTTACGCACAGCCGCTTCCAGCGCGACGTGCATCGGGTGTGGGTCGATGCCCAGCGCCGCCGCCATCTGCGCGGAGACGCGCGCCGGCCAGTTCAACCATGCATCGCGCTCGGCGCGCGCCAGCGTGAAGACATGCGCGATGGCCTGCGAGCGGTCCACCAGTTCGCCCTTGAGGCGGGCCAGGCGCACCTTGTTGGTCTGCGCCTTGACCACCTCGTTGACGGTGCGGGCCTGCAGCAGCGACGTGCCGCCTGTGGGCGGTCTGGGGCGTGACCGCCCTCCTGCGGCACGGCGACCCGCACGGGCCGGGTACGCGTGCCGTTGCGCGGCGCTTCGGTGTTGCGTGCCCATTCGGCGTCGGCGCGGTCCGGATCGACGGTGCCATCGGCTTCCGGCGTGATACGGCCGGCGGCAATGGCCTTGCGCACGGCGGCATCGGACACGCCCCGATGCCGTGCATAGGCGCGAATCGAAATTCCCATCTGATTTGAATTCTTGCGGATAGCGCTTGGCTTCTGTGCAGCACAGCGCGTTCATGTGCTCACCAACACGACACATCAACCGGAGCAAACGATGAGCAAAACCCTGACCCCAAGCGACGTGGTCGAAGAGCTAATCGAGATCAAGGAGCAGATGCTCGACCTGATCGAAAACGTGCGCGGCGTGCTGAAAGCCGGCGGATTCGGTAGCGCCCTGGCTCGCGCCGAGGACTACTGGATGGCGCACCTCACCTGCGCGATCTCCCACGACCACGGCTACCTCGGCGGATCGGGATGCACGCTGCAGGACACCATCGAAGAAATCGAGAGTGGCGAAGACGAGGGCGAGGAAGACGACCACGCCTGACATGACGCGCCGGGCGGCATCGCCCGCCCGGCAACCTCCAGCACAAAGCGCTTGGCTTCTCCGCCGAACAGCGCGTTCATCACACCACGTTCAAACCACCTCGAAGGAGCAACACATGACCACGCAACAACTGACCCCGGCACAGCACGCGATCCTCGCCTACGCCATTTCGCACACCGGCGGCAAGATCGAATGGTTCCCCGACAACATCAAAGGCGGCGCACGCAAGAAGGTGCTCGAAGGGCTCGCGAAGCGCACCCTGATTGCCGCCAGCGGCGACGACTGGCTGGTCACGGCCGCAGGCTACAACGCCCTGGGGCTCGACGCGCCGCAGTCCGAGCAGCCCGCCGCAGAGGCCGAGCAGCCGCGCAAGGTGGCCCGCACGCGCGAGAACAGCAAGCAAGCCCAGGTCGTCGCGATGCTGGCCCGGCCGGAAGGCGCGACGGTGAAGCAGATTTGCGAAGCCACCGGCTGGCAGGCACACACGGTGCGCGGCGCGTTTGCTGGCACCTTCAAGAAGCGGCTGGGCCTGACCATCATTTCCGAGAAGTCGAGCGATAGCGAGCGCGTCTATCGAATCGCGGCAGAGGCCGCCGACCAGTCCGCCTGATGTCGCGCGGGGCCGACTGCGATGGCAGCGGCCCCCGCTGAGGCTGAGGCTGCGAACAGCGCTTGGCTTGTGGCCGGAACAGCGCGTTCATGTGGTTCTCGTGATTGACGACGCCAACCCCAAGGACAACACCATGAGCACCACCATCAAACGCACGCCCCGCACCCTGGTCATCGGCAACGCCGTGATCCAAACCGAGAAACTGGAACAGCGCCTGCCCTTCGCGCGCAAACCCGCCGATCTGGGCGAAGTGCGCGGCGAGGAATACGCCGAGGTCTACGTCACCGAGACCAAGCACCTCACCCCGGCAGAGTTCGATGAATTTGCGAGCGGCCTGCTCGTGTCGCGCGACTGGCTGCGCGGCAAGGGAGGCGGCATGCTCGATCGCTACCTCTGCGTCGAGGTCACTGCACCCGGTCGCCCCACCCTGTATGTCAATCCGGAAGGTAGCGACTACGCTCGCTACGTGGCCCGCGCAGACTGATCGTTGCAAGACAAGGACGCCGAGCGCTGCTCGGCTTCCTTGCCGGACATCGGGCCGACAACCGCCAACGCGCGCACGGTGGCGCGGCGGCGACCGGGCGCCACGCACGTCGCCGATCCGCCAGTGCCTCGCCCAGGTGCGTGCGGGACACGGTGCCCGCACACAGCAGGGTCGCCCCCGCGTTCCCTACGCCAGATCCCCAAACATGCGGACCTCGATCGCGCCGGCGGTCAGGTGGCTCATCAGGTAAGACGGGCCGGGCCGAATGCCGTAGGTCTTGGCCGTTTGCTCATCGACAGTGCGCCCCATCCATTCTGCAATCACGTAGTTGATGGCGCCCTCCAGCCCCAATCCGATGGCGTTCAGCACCTCATCGCCGAACTGCTCTCCATGGGCGCTATCCAGAAAGAACCGCACCACGCGCGGTGCAGCGCCTGTTGTCTGGGAGATCGCCACCATGGCGAGCGGCCAAGCCGCAGCGGCGCTATACCGCATCGCGCCGTAGAAGCCGCCCGCCCTGTTGGTGGTGTTGATTACTTGATACGTCCTTTGCATCTTTCGCTCCGTGGCGCTGTTGTGATGGCACCAGTAACGCGCTGTCGGCCACGCAAGCCAAGCTCAGTTTTTCGGCGTTGCGTTTGATCCAATCGCTTGGCTTCTCGGTCGAACAGCGCGTTCATACACGTGTCGCAACGACATCAACCAAGAGGACACGAACATGGACATCACCACCGCCAACTACAACGCTTTCGTCACCGAGCTCACCGCCCTCACGCGCAAATACGGTGTCGCGCTCGCCGCGATCGGCGGCGTCAGCATCGCCGATGAACCCGGCGACTTCCGCAACGTCGTCTACGTCGCCGATATCACCAGCGGGGACCTGTACGCCAAAGACCCCGAATCCTGATCCACCTGCTGTATTTCGATGCCGCCCTCCGGGGCGGTTTCCCACCTGACGGCCATTGTTGCTGCCAGCGAAATCGCCGACGACCTTTCGGCGTAGGGCCGCGCGAAGCGGAGGGACTGCTCAATTGGCGCCCCCCCCTTGGTCTGTCGCCTCGCGGATAAGCACTTCCTGGGCGCGGTGTACTCGCCCCATCAGTTGGTAAAACCGCACCACCCTTCGCGTCCATGTTCGCACTGGCGAGCACAACTTCGCGTCGAGCACAGGGCTTTGCAATGGCGCTTACTAGCATCGAAAGCCCGGCGCTCTCGCCGCCCGGGCTTGTGTATTCAACCTCTTGGAGCAATAACGACACGATGCTTATACAGACACAATACCCTGGGATTTACATTGCAACAGCAAGTGACAATCAACGCGAAGCTGACCGTTATGCGGGCAAAGTAAACGAGGCGTTAGGGAAAATTGCGTCCGGGCGCTCGGGGGGCGAACTGCTTCGCGGTATCAGCTCTCTGAGTGCGACCAGACAGCGCAAGCTGACCATCAGCGAGATCGACTCCGATGACGACCCCTGTACGGAGGCCGTCCTCACCAGGCCACAGATTGCAGCGTATGATCCGTCGGATTTTCGAGCCAACAAGAGAATCGCCAAACAGTTCGCGAGAGGAGAAGTCTCCTCGGAACCCGCAGGCTGCAGCGCGATCGTGAACTGGAACCCCAAGACCAGCATCAAGCTGAGCCGAAACGGCTCGCCGAAGCGCCTGCATAAAGACCCCAAAGAATCGTTCGCCGTTCTCGCCCACGAAATGATCCATGCCAGCCACGTCATGGCAGGGACATCCAAAGCCTGGAACGGCGACCGTTACGACGAAACCAGCGAGGCGGGCCAGGAAGAGCTGCGGGCGGTTGGCTTGGGGGCCTACGCACACGCCTACACCGGTGAACCGACGGAAAACTCCATCCGTGCGGAACATCGCTTACAGGCACGCAGCAAGTACAAGCCGCGCGACGCATAATCCATCAAGGCTCGTCAGAAATGGCGAGCCTATCCGCGCGTGCGGCGTCCAGTAACGCCCCGTCCGACTCGCGATAGGCGAACTCACCCGTCCAATCCTGCCACCGGCGCACGATCACATCGACATACTTGGGATCGAGCTCAATCAGGCGCGCTGCTCGCCCCGCCTTCTCCGCAGCAATCAGCGTGGTCCCCGAACCGCCAAACGCGTCGAGCACCACATCACCGGGCCGGCTCGAATTGCGAATCGCCCGCTCCACCAGTTCCACCGGCTTCATCGTCGGGTGCAGGTCGTTACGGGCAGGTTTCTTGATCTGCCACACGTCCCCCTGGTCGCGGTCGCCGCACCAATGGTGCTGCGCGCCCTCCGCCCATCCATACAGGATCGGCTCGTACTGCCGCTGGTAGTCCGCGCGCCCGAGCGTGAAGCGATCCTTGGCCCAGATGATGAAGGTCGACCAGTGCCCGCCGGCTTCGCGGAACGCCGCCTGCAGCACGTCCAGCTCGCTGGAGGACATGGCCACATAGATGGCGCCCCGGCAGTTGGCAACCAGCGGCGTCAGCGCCGCCAGCAGGAAATCGTAGAAGCCGCCCCCCAGGTTGTCGTTCAGGATGGCCCGGCTCGTGCCGCGCTGTCGGTCTTTGGTCGTGTTGGCATAGTTCACGTTATAGGGAGGATCTAGAAAAGCCATGTCTGCCGGCTCGCCCCGCAACAGCCGATCGTAGTTCTCGGCGACCGTGGCATCACCGCAGAGGAGGCGATGCTTGCCCATCACCCAGATGTCCCCCGGACGGGAGATCGGATCCTCAGGGACATCCGGCAACGGAGCTTCCGCCGCTTGGCCGTCGCCCTCCTCCTCGTCCATCAGCTCGGCCAGCGCGTCGGCGTCGAAGCCCGTCAACGACAGATCGAAGTCCGCCGCATCGAGTGCGGCCAGCTCGGCGCGCAGCACCGCTTCATCCCAGCCCGCGTTCTCGGCGATGCGGTTGTCCGCGATCACCAGGGCACGGCGTTGCGTGGGGCTCAGGTGGTCGAGCACGATCACCGGCACCGTCTCCAGGCCCAGCTTCCGGGCCGCAGCGAGCCGCCCGTGGCCCGCGACGATGATGCCGTCACCGCCAGCCAGGATGGGATTGGTGAATCCAAACTCGACCATGCTGGCCGCGATCTGTGCAATCTGCTCGTCGGAGTGCGTCCGGGCGTTGGCGGCGTAGGGGGCCAGCCGCTGAATCGGCCAGTGTTCGATCTTGCCTGCAAGCCAGGAGGCCATCATTGCACCATCTCCTCGCCCGCCATCCGCGCCGCCGAGACCGCCTCGAAGGACTGCCCGGTCGACTGCAGCGTCACCGGCACCTCCGGGAAGTTCTGCTGGAAGCGCTTGATCGCGACGTCGACATATTCGGGCGCGATCTCGACGCTGCGGCATCGCCGGCCGGTGCGCTGGGCGGCCAGCATGGTGGTGCCGCTGCCGCCGAAGGGTTCGAAAACGATGTGACCCGCATCCGAATACGCCTCGATCACGAACTCCGACAGCGCAACCGGGAACACGGCCGGGTGATCGATGCCGCGGCCGATCGAGCCCTTGTGCCGCATCACGCGGATCACCGAATCGGGAATCCGGGTGTCCTGGGTAACTTTGCCCTCATGCGCCCAGCTCCCCCGAACGCCATCTTTGCCCCGCATCGAGGTCGACGTGCCGTCCGGGCGCAGGTGTTCGTCCCGGCGGGCAAACTTGCACGGTACCGTCTTGTTCGGCCGGCGGGCCTCCCGATTGAAGTGGAAGACGAATTCGAAGGATGGCCCCAGACGCCCCATCCAGTCGCCGGGCATCCCCGGTCCCTGGTCCCAGACGTACCAGCCGAAGCGCCGCCAGCCCTGCGTGCGCATCCAGCCGATCCAGGCGTCCCAGTACGGCACGACCTCGCTGTCGCGGTGCACCAGCCCGAGGTTCACGAGAATCTGGCCGTCGGCGGCCATCGGCAGATTGCCGAACACGCCTCGCATCAACACATCCCAGTCGGCGATGCCGCCGCTGGTGTAGTTGCGTTGGTTGGCGTACGGCGGCGAGGTGAAGCACAGGTCGGCTTGCTGATCCGCCATCAGGGTTGCGATCGCCACGGCATCGGTGGCATCACCGCAGATCATGCGGTGTTCACCCAGCAGCCAGACGTCGCCCGGCCGGGACACCGGCACCGCCGATGCTTCGGGCACGTCATTCGCTGCGTCCGGTTCCGGATCGCCCTGCCCTTCGCCGTCCTCAGCTTCGCCCAGATCGTCGGCCAGCAGTGCATCGATCTCGGCGTCGTTGAATCCGGTCAGCGCCAGGTCGTAGCCGGCGTCGGCCAGTTCCGCGAATTCCAGTGCCAGCATTTCGTCATCCCAGCCCGCGTCGAGCGCGATGCGGTTGTCGGCCAGGATGAGCGCTCGCTTCTGCGTGGGCGACAGGTGCGCCAGTTCGATCACCGGCACGTCTTCCATGCCGAGGTGGCGCGCGGCGGCCAGGCGTCCATGGCCCGCGATCACACCGTTCTCGCCGTCGACCAGGACCGGGTTGGTCCAGCCGTACTCCACGATGCTGGCGGCAATCCTGGCCACCTGCTCGTCGCTGTGCGTTCGCGGGTTCCTGGCGTAGGGAATCAGCGCCTGAACCTTGCGGTACTCGACGTTGAGCATGTTCTGTTTCGGGTTCCCAAACGGAAACGGCCCGCGCGGGAAACAAGTCCTGGCGCAGGCCGTGTGGAAATGAAAACGCCCGCCGACGGACGGGCCGTGGGCGGGCGTGGAATGGAGTCGTGCGAACCGGACGGAGGTGCGAACCGCGCACCGTGCGAACCTGGGTTCGCACCCTGACGCTAAGCAGGTCTTGCGCTCGCGCCCCCCGTATTGCGCCTTTTGGGGGAAGGACCCCCTCCCCCTGGGGGGCCTCGTCAGCCCCCCGCGCTCATGTCGCTACGATAGGCGTAAATGTACCGCTTTTCGCCGAAGATGGGACACCCCCCTTTTTGCGTTGGCTTGTCAATCGATAGCAATCCCCCGCAATCCTTCGCAGGCGTTGCCGAAATTACTCAATTTCAATCACCGTCCACGTGGGCACCTCCATTGAGCCGCCCGGCCACGGTCTGCATGGCACGCTGCCAGCGCCGTTGTGCCGTCTTGATGCAGCACGCGTAGCGCTTGGCGATGTAGCGCCACTCGTCGCCTTGCGCGCGCATCCAGACGAGGTGGCGGTGGTCGACGTCCAGCCACTGCACCCACCGCATCGTCTCCAGCATCCGGTCAATGGCCGCGGGACTGGGCGGATAGTAGTGGCGCGGTCGCTCGTCAGCCGCCAGGCGCTCCCATTGCTCACGCACGATGTGAGGCCAGACGCGGAAATAGCCCTGCACGCGCACGGGTGGCAGCGTCCGTCCGGTACGAGCCGCCTCTTCGAAACGGGCTGCGACGGAATCGAGTGTCCAGGCGGTCGTGCTACCGCTCATGGCGCTTGCCTCCCTCACCGTAGAGCCGCTCACCGATGCGGCGCACCAGCTCGCGTTCGAGGAAATCCAAGCGCTCGTCGGATTCGTTCACCACGAGGATGCGTTGCTCGCGCCAACCCTGCCGCTTGAACGCGTCGAGATCCATGACCTCAGGCTGGGCGCGGGCCAGTGCGGATCGGTAGGACGGTGTGGGGATCTTCATGCCACACCTCCTGCATCTCGGAACAACAGTGGCTGCAATGCCCCGCCGAGCTTGATGTTCTGGTGTTGCGCGACGTGGGTCGTCGTCATGATTTCAGTCCTTCGTTTTGTTCGGACCGACGCAGCTGGCGCAGTACATCGAAACCCCCTTGAGGTGCGTGTACGCGCACGTACGCGTAAGAGTTACGACGTAGTACGTCAGCTGCGTCGGTCGGATGTGTCGGCGTGAAGCTCAGTTGTCCGAGTACGGGCTATAGGTCGGCATTGGCGGATGCTTCAGGTTCACGCCACGGAAGCCCCGCAAACCCGCTGTGTTGCGCCATTTCTCGACCCCGCGGGTGATGAGCAGATCGGAGAAACGCCTTTGCGATCCGACGAATTCGCCAGCCGAGTCAGCCCACTGTTTCCAGTCGTTGAACAACTCGGCGGTCAGCGTCTTGGCGTTGATCTCTCGCTCACAGCGTTCGTCCAGCCAGCGGCCCAGCGCGTCCTCGGCCTCGAAATACTCCTCGGTCGCGTCCAGCACCTGTTGCGGCGGCTGCAGCCGTCCCAATCGTTGCCAGTCCAGGCAGCCCTGGATGGCCCACGCCAGGATGCCGTCCCGCTCGGCCAGCAGCTTCTGCTGCAGGTGCTTGTCCCGGCGCTCGGGTGGCACGGTGATCGTGAACGGGATCAGGTGCAACCTCCGCTTCATCGCCTCGTCAATGTTGCGGATGGCCGGTTTGTGGTTGCCCGCAACAAACAGCTTGAACTGCGGGAAGAACTCGAAGAAGTCCTGGCGCATGAAGCGCGCGGAGATCTTGTCGCCTCCCGTCAGATTCTTGACCTTCGATTCGGCCCACCGCCGTCCCTGCTCAGTCTCGATGGCCGCCACGAAACGCGCGCCGCGCAGGCCCGCCATATCGGTCGGATGCCGATCGGCGCGCGTTTCCATGAACGTGTCCATGGCCGCGTTGACCGCGTAGTCGCCCAGGATCGTCGCCAGCGTGTTGACGAAGACCGACTTGCCGTTGGCACCCGTGCCGTACAGGAAGAACAGCGCATGCTCCTGCGTCGACCCGGTCAGCGCGTAGCCCGCCATCTGCTGCAGGTAGGCCGCGAGATCCGTGTTGCCGCCAGTGATATCGCCGATGAACGCCAGCCACGAAGGGCAGCCTTCCCCGTTGCGTCCGCGCGGCGTCGCCGTCGTCACCTTGGTCATCCGGTCTTCGCGCCGATGCGCACGCAGGTTGCCCGTGCGCAGGTCGACCACGCCACCCGGCGTGTTGAGCGCCCACACATCGGCATCCCACTCGTCGGCGGTGGCCGCGTGCTTCGGGTCCGAGCGGGCGATCTTCTCGACCGAGGCGATGGTCGACGAGCTCGCCAGCTTGGTTTTCTGCCGCGGCGTTTCCGCCTTGAACGAGGCTGCCCGGCAGATGCCGCGCGACAGGTGGGTGACGTACAGCAACTGGTCGTGATTCCAGCGCACGCCGGTCCAGACCAGCCACTTGCCCCACAGGGAGCAGTAGCGCCAGTCGTCGCCATAACGGCGCGTGAAGGCCGTCGCCAGCCCGTCCTCGGTTTCCCAGTCCACGCCCTCCAGCACGTCCGCTGACACGGTGTCGTCCACCTCCAGTACCACGGGCACCCGTGCACCGGCCGCCAGATAGCCGCCGATGTCGAAGTCCTCCTCGATCGCGTCGGCGGCATCCCAGCCCTCCGGTTTGTCGTCCGGCGGTAAAAGGATGGCCACCGACACGGCGCCCGCCTGCAGGATCGCCTGCGACGCCCGGTCGGCATACTCCCAGCCCGGCTTATCCCGGTCGGGCCAGATCAGCACGGCCTTGCCGGCCAGCGGCGACCAGTCGGTCTTCTCGACTGGCGCGTTCGCCCCGTGCATCGCCGTGGTGGCGACGATGCCGGCGTCGATCAGGGCCTGGGCGCACTTCTCGCCTTCGACAAACACCACCTGCGTAGCACTCGCCAGCCCCGGCTGGTTGTACAGCGGGCGCGGATCCGGCGGCGCCATCTTGCGCCGCTTGGCATCCCAAGGGCGGAACTCCTTTCCTCGGCCGGGCGGGTCGTAGCGGTACACCGCACCGAGCAGCTTGCCGGTGGCGTCCAGGTAGTCCCACTTGGCCGTCTCGGGGCCGAGCTCGTCCGTCGGCGGCTCGCGGCGCTTGCGCCGCACCGGCTGCGTGCTGACGAGGCCGAGCAGGTCCGCAGCCCGCGCCAGCACCTGCGGGAACTGCGTGTGCACGTCGACCCCCAGGTTGCCCGCGATCACGGCGAACACATCCCCGCCGTCACCCGTGGCGCGGTCGGTCCACAGGCCAGCCTTCTCCCCGTCGAGCACGATTTCCAGGCTGTCACCGGGGTTCCCGTGGACGTCGCCGATGACGAACTTGTTCCGGCGCTTCTTGCCGGCCGGAAACAGGATGGCCAGCACCGAGTCCAGCCGCTCTAGCAACAGGCTGCGGATGCGCTCCCGCTCCGCCTCCGCGATTGCGGCGCGGCCGCTCTCCCGCCCTTGCCGGGAGCTGTCATTGAAGTCGAGCATCCGTGATCCTTCCTTCCGTGAATGCAATCCCCATTAGCGCGAACTGCACGTCCACATCCGGGTCCGGGAGGAGATAGCCGGTCTTGATCGCCACCTCGCGCACGAACGCGGGGTTCAGATCGATCAGGTCGGCCACGTGTGCGAGGCCCTCGCCACGCAGGAAGCGCTCGGCGTCTTCCTGCAAGTGCTTCTTGTCCGCATAGCGCGCGTCTGCGATCGCCTGGCAGAGCACCGCCACGATCAGGCGCTGTTCCGGCAGCGGGCCGGTGGCAGGTGAGTTGACGTGGCGCAGCAGCAGCCGCTCCACGACTCGCATGGTCACGAGCGGGCGCGGACGCGCGGCTCGACGGGTACGGCGCGGATCGATGGCGCCGTGAGTTTTGGGACGGTGATTGAAATCCAGCATTGCGGTTACCACGGAATGTCATCTTCCAAGTCGGCGAACGCATCCGCCGACAGTCCTACGGAGCGCCCTGCCACCCTGGGGGCGGCCTGGGCACGGGGCGCGTCGATCGCCATCGCTTCCACGTACGCGGACACGATGGCCTCGATCACCAGCAGGGCTTCTTCTTCGGTGTAGTGGCCAAGCGGCTTGTCGAACCCGATCTCGCCTGCCACGTTCCCGAACGGCCGCATACAGCGGCGCATCGCAGCACGCTGCTGCGCAGTGGTCTCAGGCATGTGTGCCTCCCGTGTGAGCGTCTCGGACAACGGCGGCTCGGTCTCGCGCCAGGCCCCGTACATCGCGTGAAAGGCGTCCTGGCAGCGACGCGAGCAGAAGGCCCAGTCGGGCGGATGGCGACGCGGATCGCCCGCGCGAAAGCGCAGGTCCGAGTGACGGTAGCCACGTGCTTGTTGGCGACAAACCCAGCATTGCACGGCCCCTCCTCATTGCGCCCACGCCGGGCGGGCGAAGCCGGCCGCCGGGCGCGTTTGGGCGGCGTGTGCCGGCGCCGACGCAGCGGGTGCGTGCGCGCGGGCACCCCCGGCGTTGGCAACGTTCGCCGTCGGCGTGTTGCCGCCCATGAGCGCCACGTAGTCCTTGTGGTCCGGCTCCACCGCCTGCCGGATCACGTTGCGGGCGTCGCCGCGGCTGTCGAGCTCGATGTCGACGCGGCCGATGAACACAAGGCCGTTGAGTTCGCCGAGGTCGCGGATCCGGCGTGCGGCCTGGGCCTGGGGGCCGTTGTCCTCCGGATGCACGCCGCGCGCGGAATTGAGCGCGGCCCGCGCAAAGACCCGGCCCATGTTGGACCATTCGTCGCCCTTGGGCGAATACAGGCCGATCATCGACCACAGCTTGCGCTTGGCAAACGGCCCGTCGAGCACCACGAACTCGCTGGCGAGATACACGCTGCCGGTGTGCTCGGATTCAGTGGCCCAGCCGCCCGTCCAGCCGCGGGACGGATCGTCATAGCCGCCCGGACGGACGGTCATGCGGACCTTGAGCAGCGTGCCCTTGGGGATCAGGTCGAAGGTGACTTGCCGGCCGGCGTCGTTGAAGTCGTTCCAAAACGTCATGTTCAAAACTCTCAGGTATCAGGAAAAATTCGGTTGTGTCGTGGCGCCGGCGAGCGGCACGGGCTTGCGGGGCGCCGCGGTCTTGGCGATCAACTTGCCCAGGTGCGGCTCCTCCAGGGCGTCCAGGCGCCCGGAGCGGTCCTTGGCCGGGTAACCCCAGGCGTTGTCGGTGTTGGTGACGAACGCGCGGAACGGCTCTGCGGGTTCGGCGGCCGCCTCCCCTTCCGGCGGCGCGTCGGGACGCAGCAGGGCCAGCGTGATCACCTCATCGATGACGCCGGGCAGTTCCAGCGCGGTCTTGCTGCCTTCGAGCTGGATCCCGAAAAACCGCCGGTTGAACTCGTCAACCTTCTCTTCCAGAATCGCCACGAACACGACGTGCTTGTCGCGTACGTGCTGCAGGTGCGTGAGCGCCGCGATCATCTCGGTGCCGAGCAGGCCGTAGGCGCCCCGCGTGTCCGGCTTGCCGGTGCGCTCAGAAAACGCCTGCGGTTGCGTCCTGGCCCAGGCCAGACACAACCGGGACAGCACAGTGATCGAGTCCACAAAGTACGTGCGGTACTTGTCCAGCTGTGCCGGGTTGCCATAGCGGCGGCACACGGCTTCGAAGTGCGCCTGCGAGTACGGCTGCTCCGGGCTGGCCGCCGGGTTGGGGCCGGCCAGGAACACAACCAGGTCGCGGAACTCGGGCCACGAGCGCGGGCGCAGCGTGTCGCCATACCAATCCAGCACCGCCAGATCGCCCGCCTCCAGGTCGACAAACAGGGTGCTGTCTTCGGGCAGCGTCTTGAGCTGGCTGGTCTTGCCCGCGCCGGGAATCCCGACCAGGACGATCTTGGCGCAGCGGGGCTCGGCCAAGCGCTGGTCCGCACTGATGATGGGCAGCGTCATTGCCATGCCTCCTGAGCGGCGAGCACGACATGCGGCTGTTCCAACCTGAAACTGGGCTTGGCTGGCCGCACGCTGCGAGCGCCTTCGAACTGCTGGCGCAGAGGCGCTGGCCAACTGTTGTACTTGGTCTCCGACACCTTGTAGGAGATGGTCATGTACTGCTCGGGGATGTCGCCCGAGGCTGCGATATTGCGAGCCAGTTGCCTCAGCTTGGCCTGGTCCCATTCGACAATCCGCTTCACCTCGCACTTCACGGTCTGGCCATGGTCGTCAATGTGCACCGAGCCGTGTTCGCGGCCGGACGCGACAATGGCGCGCGTGGCGAGATCCAAGTACCGCAGTTCGGTGACCTGATCGGCGAAGGCGCGCACTTCCTTGGCGAAAGCGTGCAGTTGCTCGGCCTGGGCGATGAACTGGCGATACGTGTCCAGGGGGGCCTCGGCGTAGTGCGCCGGGGGCAGTTGCATGGCGTGTTGGAGCGCGACGAGATTCATGCTGCGTCTCCTTCCGAGTCCTCGGTGCAGCCGGGCACGTCGATGTCGCCCTCGGTGTCCTCGCAGCGATTGCTCGAGCTCCTATAGAGGCTCTCCTGCTCGAAGTGTTCGATGTCTTCCAGGCGGTAGAGGACAGCGCCGCCGATTTTGAGGAATCGTGGGCCGACGCCGTCGGAGCGGTAGCGCGCGATGGTGGATTCGGCTCGGCCCCAGCGGATAGCGAGGTCTCGCTGGGTCAGATGAGGACGCTGTGCGGCGTCAGGGGTCTGTTCACGGGACATGAAATCTTACGTTCAAGAGTGGATACACACCGGTTGCAGAGGCTTGCGCCAGCGCTGCAACCGATGTCCGTATCGTCTCGAACGGGATTACTCAGACCGTTACTCAGATTCCTCAAACTCGTTCCTCAAATCGAATCTGTGGGGTCCGGACGCAAAAAAAACCGGTCTGATCGCGATCGGAGCCGGGCTGATGAGGTTGCTGGGATGATGAACTGGAAGGTTTGTGCTACTTCCCCCCGCTTCTAGCTATCGCGGCACGGCGCCGATAGCAGCGATGACGGCAGGGTTCCCGGACGGTCCGGTCAGAAGAAGGCGGCCGAGTTCAGCCGGCAACGGTCACCTGCGGACGCATCCGAAAGCGGCCAATCACCTTGGAAGGCGGACTTATGACAGCAAGGGCAGCCGAGCAGAATTGAGAGTGAAATTGCCAGCCCCGCAAATCTGCCCCACAAGGGGAAAAGTCATCTTAATTTAATTAAGATCACAATTAATAATATATGACATTGCTACAAAGAAACCTTTGAGCCGCTCGGTTTATCCACCTCAGGAAATTCGGTTACTGCACGATACGCCATGCCATATTCCCTCTTGTCAAGCGCGTTGTCTTTACAAAAAACTCAATGTATCGAACAATGCGCCGATAGCACATAAGAGCGTAGCACTTGGAGCGGCAAAAAAAGGGGAGCACAGCTTGCGCATTGAACTACACGCCTTGGTAGGCATTCGCCGAAACGTACGTACACCGCTTCGCTCGAAGCGGGATGTAGCCGGACTCCCGTTTCTGGGCACAAGGTAAGCGCAAGCGACGACGACACCGTGTTCAACACACCTTATGGTCCATTCGACGGAGACAGCTGGGAACGGCTCTGTCAGCAAGTATTCAAGAAGAAGTTCGCCCCGGACGGGTATCAGCACATTCCAGCCACGCCAGGTGATTTCGGTCTTGAAGGTTTCACCACGACCACTGGCTGCGGCTTCCAGTGCTATTGCCCCGACAAGCTCTACCCGGACAGAGAGCTTCACGAAAAACAGCGCGACAAGATCACTGCAGACCTCAAGAAGCTTAAGACCTACGAAGAGGACCTGAAGAAACTATTGGGCGCGACGAAGTTGCGCCGCTGGTACTTGGTGACGCCTACCATCGCCCGCAACGAGTTGCTCAAGCACGCCCGAGCAAAGGAAATCGAAGTCAGGGCTTGGAACCTCTCAATCCTGGCACACGACTTCGAGGTGCTGGTCCAGGATGGTGACCACTACGCAGCCGAGATTCAGGAACTGCAGCTCGCGTTGGGCAAGGCATTAGACTTCGGTGGCCTACCGACGACCTTACCTCCGCTAGGTAATCACCCCGAGGTGTACGAAGAAAACGTCTTGCGCAAGACAAAAGCGAGGCTCGAGGGTCGTGTGGCCGCAGATAAGCTTGCCGCAAAGGTCGCGGTGCTACACCAGCAGACGCTTCGAGAGTTCCTCGACCATGACGCCCAATTCAAACGCATCAATGAGCAAGCTCCAACCGTTCACTCGCGTTTGGTGAGACTAATAAATGGATTCGAGGCTCACGTCCTTGAGACCTGCTCAACGTGGGAGGGCACGCCTCAGCAGCTCACCGAGAAGATTCGCGATGGCTTAGCCGAGCGCATCGCGAAAGAACTCGCTCCGGCCGTCGACGAAACGGGGGCTGCTCACATCGCGCGGCTCATGGTTTCGAGGTGGATTGCTGTTTGCGAGCTCGACTATGAATGAGCTTACTGATGAGCGGCGTCGCCTTCGCTTCGAACGTCGGCCTTCGCCGGTCCTGGTTGAGCATCGGCCGCTCTACAAGATTTGCCAGCTTCTCCTCGTCCTCCAAATATCATCACGAGGCGGCAAATCAACACTGCCGAGACTGCACCTATTCAACTGGGCACTGAAGCGCACCGACCGAATCCAGAAACTGGTCGATGCGGCAAAGGCGAAGATGCTGTACATCACGGCGTGGGGATTCGATCCAGCGCTGGCTATCGCAATTCGCTACGCAGTGGCCGAGGGCCTCCTGCAGCAGACATCTACCGGCTACCAAATATCCGAGAAAGGTCGCTCATTCATCAACGAGGTGCTCAAGGACTCGAGCGCCTTTCCGAGTGAGTGCGTCCGCTTGAAGGAAATCGGGAAGGACATCACCGAAAACATGGTCGAAACAGTTGCGAAGGGATGGGAGTCGACATGAACATCCGAGCCATTAAGCTGAGGATTGCGACAACCAAGGGAGATTTCGGCTTCAAGTTCGAGTTCGGTCGCGGGTTGACAGTCATTCGCGGCAGCAACTCGAGTGGGAAGAGCACCCTCATCAATTGCCTGCTATATGGTCTAGGGATGGAGGAATTGATTGGGGGCAAAGGGGAAAAGGTCTTACCCTATGCCGTCAAAGAGTACTTCCTACAAGGGGATGTTCGTGTCGTGGTCGAAGCGTCGGAGGTATTCGTCGAGCTTGAGAACTCAAGTGGCAGAAGCGTCATGCTTCGACGAGCAATCCGCGATGCCCTCCGCAACCCCAAACTAGTCGAGGTTTTTGAAGGCGCT